TGGAGGAATTATCATGGTACAGTTACAGTAAGTGTTGATGTTGCTGACGTATAAATTGCTGTTGATCCAACGGGAAGTCCCGTCAACGTAACAGTTGCATAGGTTTGGGTTGTAGTTCCTTGGAAAAATCGGAAAGTCGTTATCCCTGATGGAGGAGCAACATTGAATGAAACCACCAACGAAAGTCCAGCAGACTGAAATGTTGCGGTAGCGGTTGATGCTCCATTGGTTTTGGATGCGCGGATAAAACCACCTTGAATGGTTGTCGATCCTGTATAGGTCAAAGTTGCCGCAGTTAAATCTAAATATCCATTGCCTGTTTTGTTTAGGTTTCCGCTTTGAGTAATATTGCCTGTGACTGTTATTGTGTTTGTTCCAGCTGTGCGATATTGCATTGTTGCCCCAGCATTAATTTGAAAATTATTTGGCAAAGTTACATTATTTCCTGTGATTATTTGCGTTGCTGTCTGAGCCATAAATAGACCAGTTCCAAAAGCATTCCCAGACGAAAAGGTTATTGTTCCAAGAGAGAAGAAAGTTCCTCCAGTATAAGTATTATTGCCTCCTATTGTTACAGCAAATGAACCGCTTTTCGTCAGTGACCCCGCTCCGCTAATAACTCCGTTAAGCGTCGAAGCATTCGTAATCGCAAGGGAGCCAGCATTGATTTGAGTTGGCCCAGTATAATTACACACTCCAGATAGCGTAAGTCCACCAATCCCGTTTTTAATAAGCCCAGTTGTGCCAGTAATTGCAGTGGAAATAGTTGTGCTTAGATAGCACATGAATTGACGAAACAATGATGTCGAAGATGCAATTGCAGTTACATTGTTTCCACCCACTTTTGCTGCGCTGGAATCAGTTAAAATCATCCTACGATTATGGCGAATTAAATGCGGCGGCGATTTGATCTCCAGTTGTTGCCACTGTAGAACACTGCGCGAGACGAGTCAGTTCCACGGCTAACTCGGCCCGGATCGCGGCGGCGGTAAGGACTGCCGTGCCAGTGGTTGAACCTACGGGGACTCCGCTTGCCACACTGGAGGCGGCTGGGACTGCACATGTGCCTGTCAACAATCCGCTCGCGTAGACCGTGCCGCTGCGGACATCGGCGACTGCCGCTTGGCCGAGCGAGTTGTCGGCGGTGAAGAAGTCTGAATAGGTCGTCGATCCGTTTTTTGCAAATCGCACCGTTGCAGTTGTCGGCATGGGATCGATCAAGATTTTTGGGGCGTAGACAGCGGCTGTGCCGTTTGCGCTGCTTATCAGCGATCCGCTCACCTTGACGCTGGCGGCTGTGCTTGCCGATGCTAATCCAATTGCCGAGTTGGTGGCGGTTATGTCGCCTGTCGATACAATAGTTCCTGTGCTGGCATTGTTGAGTCCTGTGGCGGATGGGCCGCTCCCGCCTGTCAGCGTGGTCGAGGTGGCAGTGACTGTTCCTGTGCTGGAGTTGTGGATGCCAAATGCGCTGGTGCTGCTCCCACCTGTGACCGAGCTTGATGTAACGGTAATCGTGCCTGTGCTGGAATTTAAAATTCCGGTACTACTTGAGCCATTAACTGTACAACCAGTGAGCGTAATTGTTCCTACCGAGGCGTTAAGAATAGCATTACTGGTCGAAGATACTCCGCCACCACCAACAAGCGCAGATGAATTAACTGATATTGATCCAGTAGAGGAGTTTAAAACTGCACTTGCGTTATTCGACCCACCGCCAGCAAGAGAAGAAGACGCAATTGTTATTGAACCACTGCTGTTATTGTTAAAGCCGTAAGCTCGGTCAGCACCTCCACCTGTAACCGTACTGGCATTCGTAAATGCAATCGTGCCTGTGGTCGAAGTCGATTCGATTGCAATCCCTCCGTTTGCCACCGTTGTTCCTGAAACCCTGCCGCCGAAAGCGACAATGCCGTTAAGCGTCAACGTGCCGCTGGATGAAAATGCGATTGCGCGAGTGGATAGCGTAAATGCCGATCCTGTGGCGTGGCATCCTGCGAGAGTTGAGCTTGCGGCGGCGGAGACCGTCAAGCAGTTCGCCGACCCTGCTTGGATGTATGCTCCAGTAATGTTGTAATTTGCCGCGAGCGTGAATCCGCCTCCAGTAGCTATCGTCAGCGGCGTGTTGACGTAGTTCAACAACGCTCCCATTCTGCGAGCGGTTCCGGTTGTCGCAGTTCCAGCGTTGACCGCTTGGAAAATCTGCCCAACAGCCGAGGTGATCGCGACTGCCGTTCCTGCATTCGTGCCGGGCGCAATGCAGTTTGCCGTGAGCGCAAAGTTCGTCGTGCCGACCGATACGATCATGTAAATTTGCCCAGCGATAAACGATCCGCTGGTGTCCACGGTTGAGCCAGTGAGGTTAATCGACTGATCGAGCGTGACGGTAAATCCGTTGGCGTAGACGGTATCGTTGAGAGATGGCACTACGCCACCTGTCCAAGTTCCCGATGCGCTCCAGTTCCCGCTTGCGGCTGCTTTTATGACGGCCATAAAATTAGAGTCCTTTCGAGTTGATGAATTTTTGGAGTGCGGCTTGCACCTCGCTGACAGCGAGTCGCTCGGCATCGTCCGCCGATGCCAGTGAGCCAAATAAAATAGTGCGGCCGTGATCCTGCGCGGCGATGCAATCGTCACCCTCAAAACGGATGGGCGTGAGGGTGAGGACAACGCTCGCGTCGGGTTGGTCTGGAGCTTCGTAGCGTCCAGAGACGGCCAACGTCATGGCGTAGCGGTCGTAGGATTTACCGTCGATTTGGAGTGGGTTGGTAGCGTTCATGGTATTGGATTTGTGGGTTAGGAGTAGGAAAGGAATGCGCGGTTGCTCCAAGCTCCTGTGGCGTTGGTTTTGGTTGTCGTTCCTGAGCTTGAAATTTGCAGTCGAGTTATTATCCAGCCTGATGCTGATTCGCTTGTTCCATCCACAGCAGTTCCAGTGTAGGAATATGGATCGGAATAAACGTGTCGCACCTCATAGCTTTGCGAGCCACCGTTTACATTTGATAGAGTTGCTAGTGTTCCAGACGCACTAGGAAGAGTGAAAATTTTAGTAGTACCTCCCGCCGTTATGGTTAGGTTTCCGTTGTTTTGCAGTTCTAGTAATTGACTGCTATCAGGGGAATAAATTTCGTCGTGCGAATGCACAGACATACCACCAATTTCTTGGATTGCACCCGTAGATGGATGCTTGGCGTAAAGTTTTTTATCTGCGTGATTTATGCAAATCTCGCCAGATGCAAGGTCTGCGTTTGCAGGAACCCGTGCAGCAATTGTGCTTTTTTTAGGGACTATGATTGGATTAGCCATTATAGAATGGGGATGCCTCCAGAGGGGTCGAACCTCTGAAGGGCTTTGGGTTTAGGGACTAGTAAGTTCCGCCGTCGATGGTTGTTTCGAGTGCAGTTACACGCGAATCGAGAGCCGAATCAGCCGATGTACGGGCCGAAACTTCCGAAGCCAAAGCAGCGTTGTTGCTCGTTACATAACCAGCGAAAGCCGAGTCATTTGCCGTATCAACGCTGTTGATAAGGGAAACGATTTCAGCAAACGTGTCACTGTCTGCGCTTGCGGCAGAAAGGATTGCGTCGATGCGGTTTTTCTCAGTTGTGATTTTGCCGTCGAGGGCCGAATCAGCACTGGTGCGGTTGCTTGTCTCAGTAGAGAGATTACCAGCGATAACACCTTCAGCGGCAGTAGCGCGGGAAACCTCTGCTGAAACTGCCGATGTCAATGTGCTGTCAGCGGCGATACGAGCAGACTGTTCAGCAGAAAGATTGCTGGTCAGGGTGCTGTCAGCACTGATACGAGCGGCTTCTTCTGCTGCGATTGCGGCAGTAAGAGTCGAGTTCGCGGCAGATACAGCGGCATCAGCATACGATTTGGTAGCGAATGTGCCTTCGCCGCCGACGATGAGTACTGATCCGTCAGCTTTACCGACGAAGAGGTTTTTATTGGTTAGGTCGATTGCCAACTCTCCAGAAGAAAGACTTGCTGGAGCGGAAGAACCGCGTTTGATACGAATGATTGGATTTGCCATAGTTTTTTATTGTTTTTTGTTTTTTTGTTTTTCTGGTT